GGACCTTGCTCTTTCATTTTTTCATTGAATTTACTAATAGATAATTTTTCATCACCTGTAAAACTATCTTCACCTCCACGACCACCTTTATCAACTTTGATATATTGTGTATTTGTCTTGAAAAAATCTTCAATTGCATCTTTAACTGGTAAAGCATCACCTGTTTCAGTTTTCTTGATTATTTCATTTTTAGCTAAATCTCTAACAGAAATAGTACCTTCTTCTGTTTCTTCAAAACCTAATTTACTTCTTAAAAGTAATTTAGTATCTTCAACAGGTAATAACAAATCCTTTGGTAAATACTGATTAAGTAAATTATCTATTTTATAATCCCTTTGGGTTGTTTTCAAAGTTTTTTCTGCATTCTCAGCTCTTGTTGTAGCTAATTTCAATGCATCTTCTTTTGCTTTCAATTTTTCTGTAACTGCTGCAACAGCAGCATCAGGTGAAAGTTTTGCATCTTCAACTGCTTTTGCAGCCGCAGCCTCAGCCAATTCTTTAATAGATTTTTTACCTTCATAAGTCAATCCTAATTCCTCTTTAGTTTTCTTAATGGCAATTTCAACACCTTCTTTGCGTGCTTCTTTTTTCTGGTTTTCAACAAAAGTATCATCTTCTGCTTTTGTTCTAACTATAGCATCTTCAACTAAAGTTGTTACTGCTTCACCTTTTTCAAGACTTGCTTTTAATACATCGTCTTTAATTTCGTACTCTTTTGTACCTACTTTAAATTTCATAATTTATATTTTTAAATTGTTCGTTCGTGTTTAATTCAGTGTTATTTTAATATCATCCAGTCGATTAAAATTATAAAATAATATTAACCTATGGTTTATTATTAAAGTTTATCACCTGTATTTGCTTTTTTATCAATTGCTGCTGTAGTGGCGGCAGTTTTTGCTTTCTCTGCTTCTCCAGCGGCTTTTGCAGTTTCATCATCTGCATCAACCTCAATTTCTTCTACATTTTTACCTTCAGCTTCAGCTTCAACAATTGCATTTCTTTTAGCAGTTGCTTTCTCATCTACTATGTAAAGTAAACCTGTTTTTCCACAATTACTTTCAGACTCTTCAACAGTTGATTCTGGAACAACCGTTCTCGTTCTTAAAGTAACTTGAGAACCTTTTTCACCCTTTACAAACTTTCCAGTTTCTGGGTCTTTGCTAGTTAATCTAACTAATTTACAAACTTTCATGATTAATTATTTTTTATTGTTTATACTTATTTCGCAGTTGATTTTTCAACTGTTTTCTCAAACTCTTTTTTATTGTTTACAGAATATTCTGTAAAAGCTGTTTGCATATTGTCAATAGTATCATATACATCGACTTTAGCCCAGAACTTATTAAACAACTCTTTCTTATAGGCTTCTTCAGCACCAAACATTGTGTTAACTTGTTCTAATGACATATGAACATAAGGCTCAAGTTCTTTTTTCTTAAGCATTATATTTTGCATAATTGGGTCATTCTTATACTTAGACATTATATACTCTTCAAGTAACTTATCAAGTACAGTATTACTATCACTTGTTTTCTTAGCTTCTTGATACTTCTCTAATATAACATCTGGACTTTCTATTATATACCTACGTCCGTAAGTTTTATAGTATAATACCTCATCTTTGTCTTTAACTGGGTCTATAAAATTCAAAAGCCAACTACATAGTGTATTGTCTACATACTCAACCTCATCGGTATATACATTCAACGTATTGATTATTGGTTGCACATCTATATATCTACCGGTAGCTGTTTCTGTTTCTTTTAAGTTAGTTGTTTGTTGCATGTATATATTAGTGCCCCAAATGGTGTCCTTCATAACCTTAACTAAATCAACCATGTCTTCCTTATACTGTTTCCATGTTTCTAAGTCAGGTGACTCAAAGCCAGCAATATTAGGTGCAATGTTTGGTTGGTCAATATCAGGAATAGGAATAGTTACTATATCAGTTACATCTGTATTACGAACATAACCATAACCATCACATGATGAGCATTTGTCTTTTCCGTCTTTACCTAAACCTGTACATTTTTTACACTGTGTAACAAAACGCCAGTGAATTGGGTAACCTTTCTGAAACTTGTAAATATTAAGAATAGATTTGTCTCTTGCGAAGTCTTTTGCAAGTTCTATAATCTTATCAACTTGTGTATAACGAATTTTAGAGCCTATTTTCTCCCTATTGGATAATATTAAACCTGGTGTAAACCCAAATGGGTGGGTAAACGAGTCCTTTCTTGATAAGAATAATTGCCCAGCAATTTCTACTATTATCCTATCATTTACATCATCAACAATTCTCCAGTATCTCTTTGCAAAGTCTTCACCATCTTTAGAATATGGCTCGAAGACAACATATTCCAAATTCTGACCATTTGGTAAATAGTCACATATATCTGTAGTTGATTTGTAAGTTGGGTAAACATTCTCACCTTTATACTCTAAGAATATCAAACCATTTGGGTCGATATCTGATAATGTGAAGTACACTTCTGATAAATACTTAAATACAGACTTATTTGCTTTGAAATTAGACTGCATCTTTATAAAAGCATCCTTTATATTAGTATTACTAATCAGAACTTTTTCTGAACCACCATTTGCTTGAAATACATTCTCACGCTGTTTCATTACACGTTCAAAAACATCACGTATATCTTTAGAATACTTTTTACGTGCTTTAGCTTTAGCTACACTCTCTATGTGCTCAATCTTTTCAATCAAAACATCACAAAAGTTCTCACCTAAAACCAAAGCTCTGTTTAACTTTGCATTCTCCCTCGCTTCGTGAGTCCAGTATGGCCTTTGTTTTACAAGGTCATTTACAATAGTAATAGCTTCATTGTCTGAGAGAACCATAGTTAAGGTTGTTAATTATTGAGAATATTTTACAAATATATAAATAAATCTTCTGTTAGAAAATTAATTACAGCATTTTTTTTACCACCTTATGATTTCTATTCTTTACTATGTGTATTTGCTTCTTTTTCATCGACAGAAGCCAAAACATAATACCCTTAGTCTTCGATATTTTCTTAGCTTGCCACCCAAACTTCTTCATTCCTTTTACCATTTCCACAGTACCTTTATTCTCGGCGGTATACTTGTCTGAACTATCCATTGGAAAAGGTGTTGATTTGTCTAATCCAAGACCAGTTAGTATATCATTGAGTGACTCAGGTGTTTCTACAGGCTGATACAATACTAATTCAATCCATATATTCTTATCGTCTTCACAGTACTTAACTGTTGCATTAGGGTCGTTAGTAAAACCAAAGTCATTACCATAAATAAATCCAATATCTGATGGAAACTCATCAATCCATATGATGTTCTCGAATATAACACCTTTCATAGCACCTCTTAATCCGAGCCCATAGACTTTCCATAGATATAAATCAGCTGTTTTGTTAATAACGTTAGTTGGATGATCGGGTGGCATGTTAGTCTCTGATATTGGCTCCCACTTACCATTTGTGTTATAACAAATTTGGTCATTTATAATCTGATATGAACCTGGTAAAAATGGTTCATAACCTTTAATCTCTACAACCATACCTGGTGGGCATTGTGGATTGTCTTTATATGTAGTACGCACATGTAACACGTCCGCCCGTGGGATAATGCTGTCAAATACATAGTGCTCAGTAACAGATGGGTTAAAATCGCCAACCCACATGTGTGCACATCGCATTGTATAGTTATCAAATATAGCTTTCGGAATTGTTAACATTTCATTAAAATACAATAACCAGGAAGGTGCACCGTGTGCATTATTTGGATTGTCTGCACCTTTGAAGTGAATACGATTATTGCGTATTTTCATTTGAGTTACTTGTGTACTCGATAGAAATGGGTTGTGAAGTCCGAACTCATCTAAAGATGTCTGCATATCTGTAAACAAAGTTGTATGGAATGAGTTATAAGTATCTCTAATTATAATTATAGTTTTATTATCTACACAATATAAACAAGTATAAACTAACAAATCAATAAAAGAATAAGTCTTTCTACTTCTAGCACCACCCTCCATTATTATACCTTTATACCCGGATACTAGTTTTTCACCTCTAAATTTAATACTATCATAATTTTCTTTAAGAACTGCATAATTAGTAGCTGTGTCCACATCTATATATTTTATAGAGTCCATTTTGTCAGCTATCTGTTGTTCTTTCATCAACTTATGTAGTTCACTCAGTTGGTCTATGCTGAGTTTATCTAAATCATAGTCTTTTAAATTAATTCTCATAATGCTTGGATACTAGTTTGCTAAAGTAAATATTTGGGTTGAGATAATAAAATGCTCGCTTAGCCGGATAGAAATTTACAAATTTTTTTTGTGGGTTAAGTTTAGTACTCAGGATGTTTAGTACTCAGGATGTTTAGTACTCAGGATGTTTAGTACTCAGGATGTTTAGTACTCAGGATGTTTAGTACTCGCATCGTAAGCACTTTTACTACTTAACCCCTGGGGACGAATGATTAGAGCGGCACCGGGGTCCAGGGGCCCTGACACCACAATCCACCATCAATATCACATATTATATATTATATATCACACAATCCACCAACCTTATCATCACAATCCACTGTATATATTACCACAATCCACCATATATATTACCACAATCCACCATCAATATCACATATTATATATTATATATCACACAATCCACCAACCTTATCATCACAATCCACCAACCTTCACACAATATATAATATATTATTTATAATCAATATAAATAATAAACTTTAACATTTTATTAACATATTTATTCAATTATTTTATTATATAATATATTTATTCACATTGTTTATAATCAATATAAATAACAAACTTTAACATTTTATTAACATATTTATTCAATTATTTTTATCATATAAATATATCAATATTATATTTATATATCAAATAACTTTAACATTTCTTTCACATAATTTTAACTTTTTATTCACATAATTTTAACAGTTTAAATTTTTCTCTTTAATATATATCTCTTATATTAGCTTAGCAAAAAAAAATAAAGGGATTTAGTCACCACACGGCTCACAGTCCTCTACAGAATTAAATTATTAACTTTAAAAACTATAAAAAAATGGACCAAATTATTAAATTAGCTGATTATTTAAAAGCCTTAGGACTTAGTATAGAGGAATTAACTTTTGACCAAGCTGTTGCATTAAATGCCGATTTAAAAAAGCAGATAATAGAATTAATGCAGCTTAAAAAATCTACGAATAATGGAGGCGAATAACGTACCGACAAGAGAGCAGTTAGAAAAAGCTATTCGGTCTCAGAAATGGGACCGAAGCAGCTACGAATATGCATTAAATGCTATGCTACCGCATAGATATTTTAGTGACAGTTCTATATATAAAAAAGCTGATTTGATAGAACTGTTTTACGAAACTGTCCCAACTAAATGGAATGCAATTAAATCGTTTACCGTATTCAAGGACTTAATTTAGTCCTTGAATTTTAAAATTTCACGAAGTTGTAATCCATTAACGGACCCAACCCTCGTACCACAAGGTCCAGGAGCCTTCAAGAAAAGTAGTTTTAAACTGTTTTAGGACACAGTTTTTTAAAACAGTATTATAATCAATAAAACTGTTTTTGGCTCATCCAGATAGCCTAAAACGCAAAACTGTTTTAGGCAGCAATCTAGGAATTTGCGATATAACCATCGTTATGATGTGAAAGTAGCCTAAAGTAGCCTAAAATAGCCTCAGGATGATTTGTACTAATTTAATAGAATTTTATATATAAATTTGACTGTTCGTAACTTTATTTTGATATGTCAATAATAATTTATATATTTGTACTGACGGCCTGAGGTTAATGACCACATGACCCACCATCGATCGTGAAATTGATTATGAGGTTTGTAAACTCTGAAACTTTAACATTTCATTCACATAATTTTAACAGTTTTTATTTTTTCGTATTAAAATAATTCGTATATTTGCTTATGATTAATAACTAAAAACTTAAAAAATATGGCAAATTTAAAAAAGGTCGAAATTAAAATTTTAAAATCGATAGACTTATTAAAAGGCAAAAACTGTATGGCTCCAAATTTAGCTTTTCTAAGCGAAAAAAATAATTTAGAACTATCTGAAATTATTCCTATTATTAGCAGATTATTAAAATTAAAATTAATAATAGTATACAGTATTAAGAATAATATTTTTATAGACTTTAATTTCGATAGCGAAGTTATCGACTATTTAGATTAAAAAAAAAAAATAGCTGATTAATTTCAGCTATTTTATTGCGAAAATTTCGTAATTGGCAGCCTGGGTTGAGTTTTGTTGCTATTTACACAAAAGCTCACAATCCTTATTGATGAGGTCCGTGACCATTCTAGATATTGAGCCACAAGGTCCAGGAGCTTCCACGCAGGCTGATTTAGGCAGCAATCTAGGAATTTGCGATATAACCATCGTTTCACATATAAAATGCTCTAGAACTCATTTATGCGCTCTTGGGCGCATTTTAACAGTTTCGTATGATTTTATTAATTTTGGATTGTTCGTAACTTTATTTTGATATGTCGAAAATAATTTATATATTTGTATTGACGGCCTATGGCTCCGTACCACATGACCCACCATCGATCGTGAAATTGATTATGAGATTTGTGAATTTTGAAATTAACAAAAAATTGTTCGTAAGTTTGATGAAATTTATTTTTTAGTTTCGAAAATATCGTTTATATTTGCTTATGATTAAATGATTGAATAATCAATCAAAAAGTTCAAAAATAATCATAACAAAATTGTTCGTAACTTTAATGAATTTTATTTTTTTATATCAAAAAATTCATTTATATTTACACTATAATTAAAACATTAGTTCTTTGACATCTTGGAAATATCGAAATCTGAAATTAATTTTTGGCGAAATCGATATATCTAAAAACGAAAAAAATTATAAACTCAAATAAAAAACAGAAATCATGAATGCAAAATTGTACACATTAGAGAACAGAATGGAAGTTAGAGTTGCTAACAAATCTTATGCTTCGTTAGAAGTTGAAGGAGTTGCAGAAACTAAAAAGGACTTTCTAAAAAGGGTGAAAATCGAGTTAGAAAAGGATTTTGACGAAGCTATCGACATCGTTGAATTTAAAACTGAGAAATATCTTGGTTATGATGACGAAATGTTGACCGAAGCTTTCAAAGCTTCAAAAGGTTTACAAGAGGAAATAATCAAAGGAATTTTAAATTCTCGAGGTATCGAAGTTGCAAAAATCGAAAGAGTTTCAAAAGCGAAAGTTCAACCTCGTACTAAGGAGGAAATGCAAGCTTCTGAGGAATATTTGACTGCAAAATCAAATGTTGGTAAATTGGCGAAATATTCACCAAAAGACTCGGAGGAAATTGTTAAAGGTGTTGTGAAATCAATCTCGTTAAATAAAACGAACACAATCATCTACTACAACATTGCACAAGGTACTAAACTTCGTTGCGCTACTTCTAAAAACGAAACCTTAGAATTTTTTGAAATTTAAAAATAAAAAACCGCTAATTTTTAGTTAGCGGTTTTTTTATGCTCTAAAACGAAATACTCGGCGACTCAACCTTAGGGATGAAATTTATGAAATCGTTTGCTATGAAATTTATGAAATTTATGAAATCAATTACACAAGGTCCATACCATCATCCTTCTTAGCTATACCCAAAATATCTTGTATCATTTGGCGTCTGTCATCATCCGAATAATCTGTTTTCACGTCAACCTCTTTCTTGTCCACTAAGCCAGTCAAACGTGCTATTATATTGGCATTGAAGACACCTGCACTGGCGCCGTCAACCTGAATTAACTGTATAGTGTCTCGTATCGTGCAGGAGACTTCAGCGTAATCGGCGCAATTTTCCAATCCTTTTGAACCATTTGATTTGTAATACTGTAAAAAAGTTTGCTCGCTTATATTACTGAAAATACAAAATGCTTTGATACTTGGTGGGTTTGGCACATCTGTATAGACTATATTACCAGCGCCTGGGCCTGACTTTATGAAGTCTTGTTTGCTCCAATAAGCTTTATTATTTTTCTCCATATATTCTAAGAATTTTGCCCACAATTCTGATGGAGTATATTTTCTGCGTGTGCCTGGATATTCTAAATTCTTCCAAAGCTGATTACCTTTCTTGAATTGACCTTTATTTCCCATGAGTTCTAAAATTTTTAACAAAATTGATTGAAAAAAATTTAAAATGAAAATTATGAAATACTTTTTATGAAAACGAATTTTATGAATTTGAAATTTTAATTTCAAACTATTTATGAATTTATGAAAAACGAACTTTATGAAATTACTTTGTGGGTTAATGCAAAATATAAATTACCATGAAAGTTCATCAATTATTATGCTCTTGTTTATTATTGTTTATCGCTCGAATTACTTAACTTATTGATTATCATATACATAAGCATTTACAATCTGCTTGTAGAAACAATAAAAAATCATCATTGTTTCTTACTTAACATTATGATTATCAATATATTAAGTATGAAATTTTCATTTTATAAACAAAGGAAACAATATATTCGATAACATTATTTTATCATATATGGGATTTCCGCAAGTATATGGAGTATATATAGCACC